TGTATGTTTTTTCATAATATATAGCCTCCTATTGCTATTTTCTGAATGCTTTATGCATTCATGATAAGGCTAACTCAGTAGCCCTATCAAAAATACATAATTTTGAATTCTGTTTGACTGTTTCCTTATCGGTGTCACCGATTGAGCTCTTTGCTCTGAAGACTGGCTCTCAGCGTCTCAAGATAAGGTTTGGAAGCTTACCTCGATTGGGTCGAGTTATCAACGCACTGAGGGGCAAGTATGTAGCGCCCAACCTCAGCAATCCACCGAGTCCGAAGACCCAAGAAACTTAATTCTTTGAGTGTTTTAGCACCCTAGACCCGATGGCTAAAATATCGTCAGCATTCCCCAAAATGGTAACTGGCTTATTTTTTTCTAGCGCGGTTTCTAGAGTCTGATTCGTTTTCATTGTGTTATTTATATCATAAATTGAGATATTACCTAATAAAAAAAGATAAATATTAAATAAAAATGCATTTTTTTTAAAAAATATTGATTTTACCTGTGGATAACTTCGACCTTTTTAAGGCGTTTTTAGGGGTGTTGAAGAGATGCTCATGTATGATTTTATTAGATAATTTATTATATGCTCTATGGCTCTTAAAATGGATTTAAAGGCTATTTTGATTTTGGATCTTTATGATATTTTATTGCAAATTGCGACATGGACCGTGAAACGTGGGCATCGTTCGAGTGAACAAAGTACGAACGGTTCGAGGGACGCGCGTCGTGGATCGTGGACCGACAATCACAGTACTAGGAGTTTTTTGAAAAAATAAAAATAAAAAATAAAAAAATTTTAAAACAAGTGTGATAGTGTCCGCTTATGCGTTTTAGCCTTATTTAGGTGGGTTTTACCCATCACACTACTCATTTTGACAAGTGTGAATAGTGTCCGCTTGTTTGTTGAAAAATAAGGCTTTTTTATACCCTCTAGGCAATTAGACCCTTTTTCCAAATTGATTATTTTAAAAGAAGTTACTGAAAAATCTCTAGTACCAATTTGTAAAATAATGATTAAGATGTAACGGACTAATTTTGAATGAGCGCTGAAAAGAATTTATATAAAATGGTAAAGGATAAACTATCTGATTTTAATCCAATTCGTATTGAAACATCTACTATTAATGGATTTCCAGATTTAATTTTGTTTAATAAATATGGACGTAGTTTGTTCGTTGAATGTAAGGCTTGTGAACGTTCCAGATTGTTACAAAGTCTTAGACCACATCAGAAAGCGTTTCATCACAAATACAAACAGATTATGAACGGATTGTTTATCTTGCAACGCTCTCTTAAAGAGAGAAAGATTTTTCTGTATAGGTCCACGGATATCGACTTTTTGTCAGAAAATCGCGAGTTTGCGCCACTTTGCACGGTCCAAGTGGGTCAACCATGGACCACGATCAGCGAAATATTGAATGAATACCACTAAATATAGATCATATAATCCACGAAACGCGAAAAACGTTGATAAATATAGCGTCGGGGTGACTCATAATATTGATTATGCAACAATCGACCCTAGGTACTTAGATCGAACGGTCCGAGAGCCACGAAACGCGCGACCCCACCCACCAAAAAATCGCCCCGGTACCACCACAGCGAAGCCTTGGCTGCCAACATACACACACTATGGGAGCAAAATATGCATATAGACTATAAAAACTTAGATGCGAACCAACTAAAGGCAATGGTATTGCTTCGAAAGCGCATTGAACAAGAACATGCACGTGGAAACTTCATGAGATTTGTCAAAGCAGTCTGGCCAGAATTTGTTGAAGGCGATCATCACATCAAGATTGCACAAAAACTTCAAGATTTCATGACAGGCAAGAACAAAAGATTAATTGTGAACATGCCCCCACGTCACACAAAAAGTGAGTTTGCCTCATTTTTATTCCCGGCATGGATGATGGGGCAAAATCCAAGATTAAAAATCATTCAAGCAACTCACACTGGTGAATTGGCCATAAGATTTGGTCGAAAAGTAAGAAACTTGATGAATACCAGAGAATACAAAGGAATATTTCCTGATGTCACGCTAAGAACTGATAACCAAGCGGCGGGTCGTTGGGAAACTAACCTTGGAGGTGAGTATTACGCGGCAGGTGTGGGTGGTGCAATCACTGGTCGTGGTGCTGATCTACTAATTATCGACGATCCTCACTCAGAACAAGATGCTTTGTCTGAAACAGCCATGGATAATGCTTATGAATGGTATACTTCAGGTCCTCGACAGCGTATGCAACCAGGGGGAAGTATTGTGATCGTGATGACTCGATGGTCTGACAAGGATCTGACTGGTCAATTGATCAAAAAGATGGGTGATCTGAAAGCAGATAAATGGGACATCATAGAATTCCCGGCAATTTTAGACGACGATGACGAAGAAAAGAGAAAACCTATTTGGCCACAGTATTGGAAGCTCAATGAACTTGATAAAGTGAAAGCTTCTCTTGTTCCAACCAAGTGGAACGCTCAGTGGCAACAGAATCCAACACATGACGGTACGAGTATCGTGAAACGCGAATGGTGGAATATATGGGAGAAACCTGATCCACCACAATGTGCTTATACAATTCAAAGTTATGATACTGCATTTTCTAAAAAAGAGTCTGCTGACTACTCAGCTATTACCACTTGGGGTGTATTCTACCCTGATGAAGGAACTGAGACTCATTTGATTTTGTTAAACGCTCGTAAAGGTCGTTGGGACTTTCCTGAGTTGAAACAAGTGGCAAAAGAAGAGCTTCAACTTTATAATCCTGATAGTGTGATCATTGAGGCCAAAGCTTCAGGGACACCTTTGATACAGGAGCTTCGGCGATTTGGCGTTTACGCGACAGCTTTCTCTCCAAACCGTGGTCAAGATAAACATGTCAGATTAAATTCTGTTTCTCCTATATTTGAAGCAGGCCATGTTTGGCGACCAGATACCGAATGGGCAGAAGATGTCCAAGAAGAGATCGCATCATTCCCTTATGGAGAACATGATGATCTAGTTGACGCGACAACCTTAGCTTTGTTAAGATATCGACAAGGAAGTTTTGTTCGTCTCTATGATGATGAAGATGATATGGAACCTAGGAGTAAAAGGAAATATGAGTACTACTAAAAAATTAATTAATCCTGAGGACAGGAGACTAAAACAGAAACTGACACCGAAACAAATGATTTTTGTTTATGAATACGTTCACAAAGTTTTACTTGGAGAATGTTCCGCTGCCGAAGCTGCGCGACGCGCGGGGTATTCAAAAAATCGAGCACGTCAAACTGCTACTGATTTACTGAACCCTCACTTAAATCCTTTCGTCGTGGAGGCCATTCATGAGATGAAACAGGATTTACACCAAATGTATGGTGTGTCCACTGCATCTCATTTGGCCTCTTTGAAACAGATTCGAGAGGAAGCGAGAGAACATAAGCACTATTCGGCGGCCGTGGCTGCTGAGGTGAACAGAGGTAAGGTGGCTGGATTTTACGATAACAAAGTTCAAAGCGACACGCCTCTCGAAAATATGTCCAAAGATGAATTGATCAAAGTTCTAGAGAATTATGATAAGAATGGTATAACTCATGATACCAAACTAATTATTGACGACGATAAGGACGCCATGACCCGTGGCCCGTTGATCGTGGAAGGAGATTAATGATAGGGGCTTTTTTGAATTTAAGCAGACCGTTAGCGATGCAAGCGCTATCGAATCCAAGGATTCTCGGATCGTTGCTCGTGGGTGCTGTGGGATCTCAACAAGCGAGTCAGATTCAAAAAGATTTAGCCTTAGGTAATATATCCTTAGATGATGTAGCGAATTTTATTACAAATTTTGCTGCGTCACCTGCGGTGAGCTATTTACAAGACAAAGAAAAAGAAAATCAATTAACACCTCAAGACGAGGACGACAAGAAACCGAAAGCTCCAGAACCAGATCCGACGGACTTGTTAAATTTATTAAAGGATGATAGTAATGAACGAGATGAAAAAGACCTTACTACAGTACGCCAAGGAACAGAAAAAGAAGGATCAGTTATTGGCACGGAAGAAGAAGCCACAAAAACAGAACAAGAACTTCTCCAAGGAAGACTTCCAAGCGATCAGGGAACAGATGTACTAAGAACAGAGGAAGGTGAAAAGCTCGCCTCTGATGCTCTTCGAAATTTCTTTTCTAAAGTTTTAACTCAGAAAACTGGTAAACCAAAATCTCTTTATGAGAATATATTAAATATAACTAATCTTGGTCAGACCAATGCTATTTTTGATACCAAAAGAATTGGTAATTTTGAAAACCATATCTTTACGAGCATACCTACTTTCAAAGAAGCACAGATCGCGACTGCTGATGCAGTAGCCAAGTCTTTACCTGAGAATGCTTCCGTTTTAGATATTGGTGGTACAGAAGGTGGTTTTATAAATACAGTTGCTGAATTACGACCTGACATTGAAGGAATTGTTTTAGATCCAAATCCAATTGCAGAAAAAATTTTTGAAACACAAAAACTTGATAACACAGATTACATTCGACAAGCTTTTACGACAGATGCATCTAAATATGGAAAGTATGCGTTTGATATTGAAGACGAGAATGAAGAAGGTGTTCCAGCGAATTATTGGAATGCAGATGATTACGAAGACAATTCTTTAGACGCTGTTATTGAAAAGATGACTTTTCAATTTATCGATAAGGGAAGAAACAATAAAATTAAATTGATTAGTGAAAAATTAAAACCAACAGGATTTGCTTTGTTTGAAGAGAAGTTTTTTACATCAAAAGATGATCCTGAGTGGTTAGAGAATGAAGCAAAGAAAAATGAGTTTAAATTAAAATACTATGATCCAAAAGACATTACTCAAAAACAAAAAGAAGTATTAGAAGGAATGGATGAATTACAGGTTTCTTCTTCAGATTTTGAAAAGGTATTAAGTAAATATTTTAATAACGTAGCTCAGTATTGGGACTCAGGTAATTTTAAAGGTTATATTGCTTCGGATAGCGCAGATACTATAAATAATTTTTTAGGAAATATGATTAACTTAGACAGTGAGTTTTCAAATGTACAAACTCCTAGATTTGTTACAAAACCAATTGATAAAAAAAGAAGGGGAGGACCTATATCGATACCAAAAATAGACATGTTGTAAATGGTCGATTAGGTGATATAAATTAAATTATGGCAGATAATATTGATAAAGGACTCTATCAAACAGGAGCTCCTGAGCTAGAGATTATTAAATCCGAAACAGAAGTCGAGATCGACGGTCAAAAAATACCGACTCCTGAAGGAATAGAAATTGAAATGGACGAAGAGGGAGGTGCAACTCTTGACTTCGATCCGATGTCAGCGATCCCTGAAGAAGTAGAGTTTTATTCAAACTTAGCTGAAGTCATGGATGACAGAGATTTAGATCAACTGTCCGATGAATTATTAAGTGAATTAGAAAATGATCGTTCTTCTCGAAAAGATTGGGAAGAATCGTATATCAAAGGTTTAGATTTATTAGGATTAAAATACGAGGAAAGAACCAAACCTTTCTCAGGTGCAAGTGGTGTGACACATCCTTTGTTAGCTGAAAGTGCTACACAGTTTCAAGCGACTGCTTTTAAAGAATTATTACCAGCAGGGGGTCCTGTAAGAACAGCAATCATGGGAGAAGAAACTCCTGAAAAATATTCTCAGTCACAACGTGTTCAAGAGTTTATGAACTATCAGTTGATGAACAAAATGGAAGACTACACTCCAGAGTATGATCAGATGTTATTTTATTTACCCTTAGCAGGTTCAACATTTAAAAAAGTTTATTACGATGAGTTAATGGATCGAGCAGTATCCAAATTTATTCCAGCTGAAGATTTAGTCGTCAACTACATGGCAAGTGATTTAGATTCTTGTGAGAGAATTACACAGATTGTAAACATGAGTTATAACGATTTTAGAAAAAAACAAGTTTCAGGTTTTTATAAAGATATTGATATCATGCCTTCAGAAGCAGATCCTTCTGAAATACAAAAAAAGTATGATGAAATGGAAGGTGTTCGACCTTCTTACATTGACAAGTCTGTTCGATTATATGAGTTCCATGTATCTTTAGACCTTGAAGGTTTTGAAGACAAAGGCATGGATGGTGAGCCCACAGGAATTAAAATACCTTACATTGTTACAATTGAAGATAGCTCAGGTAAAGTGGTGGGCATTCGAAGAAACTATGAGAAGGATGATGAGAAAAGATTAAAGAAAAGATATTTTGTTCATTACAAGTTTTTACCGGGTTTAGGTTTCTACGGTTTTGGTTTAATTCATTTAATTGGATCTTTATCCAGAACAGCAACTAAAATTTTACGACAATTAATAGACGCAGGTACGTTAGCGAACTTACCAGCAGGATTCAAGTCACGTGGACTTAGAATGAGAGACGATGATCAACCGATACAACCAGGAGAATTTAGAGACATTGATGCACCGAATGGTGATTTAAGAAATGCTCTTATGCCTTTACCTTACAAAGAACCCTCTCAGACCTTATACAGCCTATTAGGATTTGTTGTTCAATCAGGTCAGAGATTTGCTGCGATCACTGATATGCAAGTGGGAGATGCGAATCAAAATGCTCCTGTTGGAACAACCATGGCATTATTAGAGAGGGGCTCAAAAGTGATGTCAGGTATTCACAAAAGATGTCACTATTCTCAGAAAAGAGAATTCAAATTATTGTTTGATGTCTTTGCTGATTATCTACCTGAAACATATCCTTATTCTGTTGAAGGTGCAGATCGAACTGTCAAAGCTGAAGACTTCAGTGATCGTGTGGATGTTTTACCTGTCTCTGATCCAAACATATTCTCTACAACTCAAAGAGTAACTTTAGCTCAAACCGAATTACAATTAGCACAAAGTGCTCCTGATATTCACAATATCAAAGAAGC